TGTGCAATGTCTTCACCTGAAACTACAATAGATGCAGCATCTCCAGTAAAGTTAATTGATTTAGTTGCTAATGTTAATCCGTTAAATGAAACGGTAATTGTAGTTGCTACTGGTTTGCCAGCATTAGCAGTACCCTGTGTTACATAAAGTACTCCGCCTACACCAGTTTTTGCTACTGCATTAACCTGTGTGCTTGGTGCTGCGTCCCATGCTACTACTGCTCCGTTTGTAGCAATTGCTTGAATAACACCGTTTGTTGTAAGTGTAGCGTCATATGCGTCTTTTGCAAGAACGTTTACGTATGCTGTTCCACCGTTAACAACGGATGTTGATCCAACAACGTCTGTGCTAGAAGCAAGTGTGCCTTGTGTTGATGTATCTTGAACACGGCCAAAGCTATTCGCTACAGACAAAATGTTTGTCTTTGCAACAGTTGAAGCATAAATTGTTTTAATATCAACTGTAGAAGTGGTTGCTCCAACCTTCTTCTTCTGTGTTACCGTTACGGTACCTGCACCATTAACAGTCAACTTAACATTTGTTGGCAGTGTAACTGCTGTTGATGTTGTTGCTGTAAAAGTAAACAGTTTACCTAAACTGGTAAGTGTTGCTCCAGTAGGGTTTGACCCTGCTGCAGTAAAATTTGTAAATGTTGCAGGACCTGAGATTTCTAAGGTTACGTTATCGTCTGCCGTAGCAGCTAAAGTATCTGATGTTGTTAATGCAATAACTGCGTTAACTCCAGCCTCTGCCTTTGTTGTGTCTGTTAGCACAGTAACGCCATAAGCACCATTAGCAAGAGTATCGGATAGAACGTATCCGTTTGTAACTGCTGCTTGGGCCTGCGGTACTGCAACTAAAAAAGTGCTTGCTACGGCTGCAGCCATAACTAAAGCTATTTTTTTAAATGAGTTCATTTATTTTATTTCTCCTTTATTTCCACCCCGTTGTGGGCATGAAATCCTTTATTGTATAGGACATACATATTATACCCTATAATGTATAACGTTTAATTCTGCTTATTGTAGCGGAGATTGATCTGAAAGTTTAATGTGAAAACTACAGGGATCTCCTCCTTCGTCCCATTCTTTCATTTCTTCATCTGACATGGGTGGACCCTCATGGGTGTCGCAAAACACCTTTGAGACCCAATTCTTTTTAACTCCGTAATCATACCAAGACTCTACGTTCTTAAAACCTATACCCATTCTTTAAGCCTCTCTGCTAATTTGTGCTTAGGCATCCCACCAATAACCCTATGCACCTCTAGTCCATCTTTAATAACTATGATTGTTGGAATTCCAGTCAACTTAAATTTTTCGGATGATATTGGATTTTCATCTACGTTCATCTTAAATATATTTAAATTTTTTTCTTTCTTCAAATCCTCTACAACTGGAGAAAAATGTTTACATGGACCGCACCACTCAGCCCAAAAATAAAGAAACAATAGGGGATCAGTATCTATTGATTTCTGAATAGTATCGTCCGTTAAAATCATAGAACTATTTATCTTTTAATTCTTCTGCTGCATCATTAAATTTATCCATAAATCTTTGAATAACAAATACAGCTGTATCTCTTGAATTAATGGCTAGGGCTTTAGAAGACTCTTCTGTCTGGTCTTCTTTTGAAATTGCATTCCAAACTTTTTGGTATAGCTCAATTCCTACATCTTCAACTATTCCCTCAAGTACTGTTTGTTTATCATTTGGCATAGAAAGCTCCTTCAAAGTTTGTTAGTTTGCCACCTGTAATTTTTGAATTTGATACAGGGATGGATGTTTTAGAGAATATATCGTATACCTCTAAATAGTTTAAGTTAGGTCTATTGTTTTTTACAGTAGCCCACTGAGTTGCTGCAACTACTGTTGAAGCAGAAGTTCCTGCAATATTTTTAAGTGTGCTATCAGGATTAGTAGTTCTATAAGATCCTCTTACAAAAAAGTCTACAAGATTTGGATCAAAATTAGAATAGATAGCAATTGATTTTTCTGGCGTAGTTGCTCCTATTGCAATAGAAGAGGGTATACAGGAAGGCCAATCAATTCTTTGATAGTCTCTGCCGTTTCCTGCAGGGAAGAATGTAGGAACTCCTATGCTTATCAATTCATTAATCTTGTTTTCAGTAATAGGAGTTTTAGGGCAATAATCTGTTCCAGCAACCCCTAAATTATGATGCCCTTGAGACATAGAAACTGCCTGTATATTAAATTTTTCTTTGTTTTTATACACCCAGTCTAAAGCGTTGTTTAGGCTAGACTCTCCAGAAATTTGGCGTGAGCCGTCTTGATTGTATCCAATAATTCTAATGAAAACAATTTTTACAGTTAGATTTGTTCTTACTGCAAGAGCTGACATTTGAGTTCCGTGCTCAAACCCATTTTTTGTAATTATGTTTAATGGCAAGCTTGCAGCACCAGGACCTTCCATTATGTTAGATCCATTAGGACAAGAGTTGTACGTTGGGTCTAAATTAATTAAACAAACTTCGTGCAAAATTCTGTCCTTGAATAACTCTAAGGATGGGTTAATTGCTGTATCTATAATAGCAATTGTTGGAAATGAAAAAGTCTCAGCTTTTGCCGAATGGGAAAAAGATGGGGCTAATAATAAAATCGCTACTAATAGTTTACGCATAATTATTTCTATTTAGTAAAGCAGCCTGCTGTAGGAGATGCATCGCATCCCATAGCAACCCAACTGCTGTTCACCTTGTCAAAATTATAAGTTTCATAAATTCTGCCAGTACTATAATCTTTAGTAATAACTTTGACTCCATCGTTATAACCAATTTCTCCTGGAGCGTATCCTACAGATCCGTTTGTACCTGCACAGCCCGTTGAACATAATTGAGTTGGATCTGTGGCATTAGTCGGAATAATTGGATCTCCCTTAGGAGCCCAGCCATGACTAACATCTGTAATGGTAGTTTTAGGATAAAAATATGGATCTGATTCAACTGTACTTGAAGTAGTAATAGTTTTTTCTGAAGCAGTCTCAGTTGCTGGGACTACTTCTGTTTTTGTTACTACAGTAGTATAAGTTTTAGGAACTAAGAATACAGACTGAAATACGTTCCAATCTAGGACAAAGCTTGCCCAGTAGTAGGAATCTGTTTTATTATTAGATTGATATTCTTTTTTAGTGTAATATGGGCTTTCTGCGTTTGCAACAGAAGGCAACATTACGGTTACCGTTGAAACAATTGTTAATATTGATACTAATAGTTTTTTTGTCATGCCTTAATTTTACTAAATCGGCAAAGATCTGTCAAGACCTACTCTAGGTTATCTAATCTCTTTCTATACCATTTCCCAGCGTCTAGATCTGGCTTAGATAGGTTATTGCTTTCCATGAGGGATGCTAGCATGTGATTTAATAGCTCAACCTCAAATTCCATTCTAAGTAGTTGCATCTCTACTAATCTAAGTCTTTCTGATTTTCTCATATAAGTCTGTCCTCTGGTGTAGGGGCAGTAGCAAGGCTACCGCAATTTGAACATTCCATGTCCAAAAAATATTGTGCAATTTCTGATTCATAAAATACAACTTTAACGTTCCAGACAAATCCTCCGCATGGGCACACATGTGTAGGAGTGCCTCTTAAATCCATAGCTTTTGAATAGTCTGTTGGTCTCAAGTTATTCATGTCCATGGTATTAGTATACTCTAAATTTCAATTATTGTAAACGGTGGCCTTACATTCATGTTAAATTTTGCTGCCGCTTCTAATGCTATTCTAACACGCTTACGAGGTGCTTTAACTGCTGAAGTAGAGAAAAGAGAACCTAAGGCTAGCATTTGACCACTTCCCTCTGCCATATACTGAACATCTGCTTCCCCAATATGAAAATCTGTATCCATTACAAATACTCTTCCCGCTCCCTGAACTGCTATTAAGAATACTCCGCCTTCATCGCCATCATCAGTTGATCCTGGGTTTTGATTTCCGTAACCATGTTCTTTAAATGTTTCTTTAATTGATTCTATAAATTTTGTTCTCATAAATTTATCTAAGTTCTTAAATCCAACAGTAGGTTTGTAAACAGGAGGGGTCCAGCTATACTGTAAAATTTGACCCATTCTAAAACTATCTACAAATGCTATACCAAATTGTCCTATTTTAAAAACCTTTGGATCTATTCTTTGAAATATGAGTCCACTTTTTTCATCAGACGCAGCAGAGTCTCCCCCAAGGAGGACTTTGTTTTCGTGAATTAAGGCTACGACAGCGGTCATACTTCATAGTATACTAAATTAAAAATTCTGTGTCCAGTGACTCAGAATGATGCTCTATGTGGTCAAGCTGAGACAGGGTGCTCTCCAGCTCTGCTTTTACAAGAATTAATTCTTGAATGGCATTATAGTATTTATCTTTCCATTCAGTCAATTCACGATCAATTTTATATAATTCAATTTTAAGGTCTTTAACTTCTAGCCTTAAATGGTCTTGGTCTCGCTCAACCTGTCTTCTTTTTTCTTTAACATTATCTCTAAGTCCTGCAATTATGGCTGTACCCATGCCACTCAATATAGCGGCACAAATAGCAATAATAAGGGAAGATTGATTCATTATACCTAATTATACCGCAGTTATTGTTTAGACTAACAGCTCCGATGCTGTAATTTCATCACCAATATATCTACGCTTAAGGATTAAATCCTTTACAGATTCTGACCCGTTTTGCCTGCCAGATAAAATTATTGCCCATCTAGGCTCTAGTTTAGAAAGAATGCAAGATTCGCACATTAACAAACTAATTGGAAACAGATTTGATTTTTTTACAACTAATTTATTTTTAGTCTTATTACAAGAATAACAAAGAACTTTGTCCATTAGATTATTTCCTCTACGTGTACGTGTGTGATCTCATCCATTACTATAAAATCGTTATTATCCATTAATACTTCACACTCGATTCCTTTTTTTTTGTATTTAACAATTGAGGCAAATGCGCCTAATTGGTCTACAACTCCATGAGCTTGCTCTAAAGGAATAAACACTACGTATATTGTATCATAATATTCCACGGCTAGGTTGTCCTTCCAACTCGCATCTTACTCCATATGACTCTAAAAGCTTTTTAACCTTAGTCACGTAATTGATAACCATCTCTTTTTTAATGCCATCATACATTACGAAATTGTCTTCATACAGCCTAATAGTTAAAAAATCTGGGTATAAAACTATATCCATCAAAAGATCTGGTACTGGCTTTTTGATTTCTCTTACCTTTTGAGCCATTTCTTTTGTATAAAATACAGGTTTCATTGGCTCACCATTCCAATGGTTTATGCCATACTTAAAGTGCTCAGCTTGTTTTTCTGCACTCTTATCAATAAACATTTTTTTTCTTCAACCTTTTCCAAACCTCTGCGGTTTTATGTAGATTTCTAGATTTATCAATTAATCCAGCGTTTAAATACACTCCACCCCAAACTCCGTACTCATCGTTAGTTGTGCCATTTTTAAAACAAATATCTATAACTGGGCATGATAAACATGCTTCATCTATATTTTTTGCAATATTGTTATCTATCTCATACTTATCGTAGAATAGGTTGGTGTCCATGCCCCTACATACGGACAGGTGCCACCATTCAAAATCTTCCTGGTCTACCCCTAAATTATTTAAGATATCTGACATATTTTTTTGGAAGCACCCATGTGCCATCATTGGTCATTGAAAATTTTTCAACAATTCCCCACGAATTTTTTCTAAATAAACCTTTTACATTAAAAAATCCAGAGTGGGTTTTTTTCCACAACATAAGATCATAATTATTCCAGTATGAGTCTAGTTGATTAGATTGAGATTTGGATATAAATACCTCTACCCCAAGCGGTTTTAAATGTAGCATTTTTCCCTAACTGTTAAACCGCAGCATCCCAAGTATTATTATACAATAGGAGCTGCGGTCTTGTCAATAGTTATTTAAGAAAAGTTCCATTCCATATGGACTTCTTTACTTCTTCTTTAGGCATATCTCCAGACTTTCCAACATATACACAATTAGGAACCTTGCGGCCACCCTTGTCTTTCATTCCACGCTGCTCATATCCTTCCCAGCATGCCTTTTCCATATTATTCCACTTATCTTCTTCTTCATTTTCAGATTGATAATTCTTGCTCATTGCCATATCTTCTGAGCACACAGGACAGTCTTCGCAACTTACGTTCATTGCTTTACAGGTTTCGCAACCACAGCCTTCGTATTCTTTTTTAATTTTATTACTCTCTACTTTTTCTCCCATTGGGACATTTATTGCATTAGCTTTTTCTAAATCATCTGCAATTTCAACAATTGTCTCTGCGGGGTTAACTGCGTCTGACAAGATGCTCTTGATCTCTTCTACTACTTCTTGAATTTCTAAACTTTTTTTCATATTTTTCTCCCTATTTACTATTTTACGGGACCAGGAAAAACCTGCGTCTCCGCCCCATGCCAACCACATAATTTTACCATTAGATGGGTTCTCGGCATTATTGAAGTCCTTGCCTTTTTTATCCACTTCATGACGTGAGAAGAATGAGTACATTCTTTTAACTGTAGATAAACTTAAAGTCTCGCCTCTTGCTAATTGTCCTGCACGGGTCCATCCTACAATTGTTCCCGCTCCCTTAGCCTTACCCTGCTCTTTTAATTTAATTGCACGACGGGCTGCAGATTGCATTCCAGATGTCGGCTTGTATCCCTCTTTTGCCATTATTTCTCCTTTATGCTAACTACTTTGACATTTTTTATTTCATCATCTACGCCAAAGATATCGCTAGAATAATCTAATGCATCGTCTTCATTAAAAGCTTCTATTTCTACATCTACTTCTAGTTTAACTTTATATATATTCATTTATTTTACTGTTTGGCCACAGGCCTTACATACCTTAGATTTATCTGGTGATGAACTAGTTTTAGATATTTTGCCAAACTTTGGGCGACCAAAGCCTACAATTGAAATCATTACTCTAGCCTTATTCTTCTTAAAAGCACGAAGTTGTTTGCAAACTTCTCCGCCATTTCTTTGGCTTCCCTTTTTCTTTGAAGTAGTATTTCCTTCAATACACCAAACAGTTCCGTCTTCATTGTCTTTTACAACAATGCCAACGTGAGAAATTCTATCTACACCGTCTGATGGAAAATCAAAATAAACAATATCGCCTGGCTCTGGATCTGCAATATCTCCATCAATCCATGCTCCAGCTTTTTTAAATGCTTGCGCTCCACTTGGAGTGTAAACAGTATTAGGGATTTTTACACCAGCCTCATTTGCACACCAGTTAACGAATGATCCACACCAAGGTTGAAAGTTCATTTTTGTGTAAGCGCCATATTTTGTTTCATTATCTTTTGGACCTTCAATAGTTCCAACTTCTGCTGTAGCAACTTCAATAAGACGTGCTGCTGTACCTTGATCTGCCACGATTACTTATCCCAATTAGTATCTACTGGTTGAGCCTCTGGCATCGCTCCGTCTGGCTTTGCTGCTAAACGTGCAGCTGTTGCATCAATTTCTGCTTCAAGTGTTTTATCTGCTGCAGTATTTTTAGCATCCATCTCTTTATTAGCCAGCTGTGCTGACATTACGTCTTTAGCTCCAGATGATCCAATTAGTAAACCAGCAAGTGTTCCTGTAATAAATGTTGCAACGCTACCTAGAACGTTAAAGAACATCTTGTCGTTTTCTGATTGACCAGTAACTGGCTGTGTAACAAATATTAACGCATACATGATTCCTGTTGCTGTAATAAATAAAATTGATCCTAAAGTTATACCTAAAATAAATTTAAGTCTTGCGTCTAAGTCTTGTGGGGATAATCTTTCTTTAGCCATTTGTTGGCTCCTTCATCTCTACTAAGTCTTCTGGACAAGCCCCGTTAGCTGTACAGATTGGTGGTTTGCACTCTGCTGATTCCCAATTTTTTGGATCTTGGCATGGATAACGATAATTACCGTCATAGCCGCATCCACTTAAGGATAGCATTAGTATGCCTGATAAAGCAATAGGGATTAGTTTCTTCATAATCCTATTATACCCTATTCTAAATCTTTATTTCTAATTGGATAAGTAACGGCCCAGGCTATTAGTGTGCCAATAATTGCATATCCAACAACGGTTTTTGCAGATCCGTCAAGAACTACCCAAGCAATAAACATTCCTAATAGGGTCCATAACTGGTCTATCATATCTTTTATTACTCTCTTAATCATGGTTTTCTTCTCCTTATTCTTGGATCTCCACCCATTGGTCCACCGCCGCTTGGTCCTTTAGGAGTTGTTCCTCCAGTTGCCGTTCTAGATGCAGATGATGCAGCATTTGCGGCAGCATTTCCTGCAACGCTAACTGCGTTAATTGCAGCATTACTTGCAATAATTGCAGAAACTATCATTTCTTCTGCGCCTTTACGCTCTTCATCACTCATGTCAGCACCAATATTTAATACAGCTGTTAGTGCCTGTCCTGGATCATTAAATACTGCTGAAACAAATTTTGCTGGAGATTCAAGCACCTGTAAAGCTGCCGCTATCTCTGCTACTATTATAACGGAATTTCCATTCTCATCCTGCCTTACTTCAACGGGGGTAGCTTCTGGCAAGTCATTATAGGTAAGTCCAGCATCTGTTATAGCTTCTGCCGTAATTGCTTCCCCATCCGCTGCCTCAATAATTGCCTCTACAACTAATGCTACTTCTTCGCTAGTAAATTCGCCATCAGCAGATAAAGCTTCAGAAAGAGCACTAACTTCATCAGATGTAATCTCTCCATCTGCTCTTAATGCATCTAAAATAATTTCTGAATCAGAGTTAGATAACTCTCCAGTAGAAACTAGCTCATCAATAATGTTTTCAATTTCCTCTACAGTTAGTGGTGGCTCTTCTGCAGGTGGCTCTATTACTGGTGGCTCTTCTGCAGGTGGCTCTATTACTGGTGGCTCTTCTGCGGGTGGCTCTACTACTGGTGGCTCTTCTGCGGGTGGCTCTACTACTGGTGGCTCTTCTGCGGGTGGCTCAGGTGGTGTTGGTGCAGTATAAACCAAAGATGGCGGTGCTACCTCTGCTAACTTTGTGGCTAAGAATGTAGCTGCTGTCGATAATGCAGTTAAAATATTTTGTGAAACAGTTGCTATTGGTGCAATAGCTGTATTTGTATTTGCTGTATTTGTTGCAACAACTGCTGTAATTGCTGAGTTTAACGCAGCAATTTGTGCATTTGCTGTATCAATTGCTGCCAATACCGTTGCATTGTCTGGATCGGGGGTAGGGATAAATGCAGCGCCTTGACTAATTGTTGCGTTATATCCAGAACCAGCATTTGTATCTGGAGTATTAGTTATTGCTCCGCCAGCAACTTCTCTTACGTTGAATCTTGTTCCGTTTGGTATTGGTCCAGTAACACTTATGTCTGCTGACCAAGCACTGTCTGATGGATTTACATCTGCATTAAATCTAATTTGAGTCATCTGTGTTTCTGCTGTTGTTAAAGGAAATACACGAACATCCCAAGCAATAGACAGGGTGTTAGTTGTTGTTGAATAAGTAATACCAGAGCCATTGCTCCACGTAGTCCAATCGTAACCTGCCACAGAAATTGAAGGAGCATTAGGTGTAGAAGAGTAGTTTTGTCCTTCATTGACACCAAAAGTTATTGTTGCATTAGAACTAACATAAACATTTGAATATGTAACTCCACCTAATTGTAAATTAAATGGTAAATTCATAAGAATTCCTGCGTCATCTGTATTTGCTAAAACATTTGATGTTGTGCCAACTGTAGCTACCAAATCATTTACTGCATCTTGAGCAGTATTAATTGCAACGTTTGCCTGAGTTAATTGTGTTTGAGCCTCTGCTAGGGCTGGAGATACTGCTACCACCGCAGTATTTGCTGCCGATACAGTTGCTGCGGTTGACTCTACTGATGTTTGTGCTGATTGAATTAAAGTAGTTGCTGTTTCTATAAGCAAAGGAACTTCTGCTACCGCAATAGTTGCTGCAGTGACTGCAGTGTTTGCTGCTGATACGGCCGTGTTAGATGTTGTTACTGCTTGAACCGCAGTTGCAATTATTGCAGTTGCAGACTCTGATGCTGATACTGCTTGTGCAACTTCAGTGGTGGCTGTTGCAATGGTTGTATTTACCGCCACTTGCGCTGGACTTACTACTACTTGTTCTTGTCCGCCTTGCTCTGTCGCCCACGCATAAGTTGGGCCTATAAAAAATAGCCAACCAGTTACAAACAGGCCAGCCAGAAATAATTTTATCTTTCTACTCAATTGGGTCTCCATGCAACAAAATTTTTGTTACATGAAGATTATATCACGTATGTATATTTAAATTAGTTTAGTTACTTAGGATTATCTGTTTTGTAAAACCCAGACCCTTTAAACTGTACTCCAACTGCACCATAGGATCTTGTCATTCTATATCCACAGGAAGGGCAAGGAGGGATTATTTCTTTATCATCAAACTTTCTGTTAACTTCTGTAGATTTGTTGCAGGATGAACATGAGTATTCGTAATTCGGCACTATTTACCGCTCTTCTTTCTCTTTTCTGCTAAGGCTACAAAGTCTTTAACCTTAGTTTCGCCCATGTATCCCCAGGCGTATCCGTCTTCAATCATTTGTTCATTAACAGACTTTGTATTTCCATCAAGGTATACCCATCCAAGAATACGACCGTACTTCTCTGTACTGTCTGGCTTTTCTGTTTTTACAATTATTGATACAGCATTTTTAAATTTAGACTTAAGATACTCTTTTGATTCAAGGCCTAAAGTTTTTTCAAGCTTATCTGTTGTTCTAGATTCTGGTGTATCTATGCCAGCTAATCTTAATCTTTGAGAGTAAGAAATACTAAATCCTAAATCAATATCAACATCAATAGTGTCTCCGTCTACTACCTTTGTAATTTGTTTAACTCTGTACTCGAACATAACTCTCCTTAAATTTTAAATGAGCAGTTTGCGGACGTACTCAGGTCCATCCTTCGGGTAGCGACCCGAATAACCTGCGACTCCCCGATGAAGGGGTGCAGGTTCTTATTATACTATTTTTTTGTTCTCTTGGTCTTTTTTAGTCGTTCGGAATATTCCTATTAATATCCATTTCAATTAGTCCCTTTTCTTTTGCAAGGGCGTGTCCTTCTGGGGACAAAAGAAAGGTTGCCTCTAAGTCTTCGTTGTACTCAACCTTAACTAAACCAGCTTCGTATAATTCTATTAAAGATTTATCTACATAGTCTATATGAGATTGCCATAAGTGTGGGGCTAAAATTTTAGCGCTTTCGTTTATAGAGAAAATTGCTTCTCCGTTTTCGTCCATTCCTTCTAACTCTATGACTCCCATTTCCATGTAGACAGAAAGATCCTGTCCGTCTTGCTCGTCCTCATACTCATCTTCAAACATAGCAACCTTCTTTCTGCATATAATTATACAGCAATTAGCTCTGTAGGCTTCCGTCTTCTTTTTTATCAATTGTTTGTTCTACTATTTGTTGAACATAGTCAGAAAAATGCTTTCTGATATTGCCTTGTGGTCTTTTGCCTAGGCTAATCCACATTCTTTTATACTCTACGATGTTTGCAAATGTAGTAGGGCAGACCGTGTTTCCAAAATATTCTTTAAGAACTATTGGAAGCGGAACGTGTTTTCCACAACATTTACACTCTTTTGCTTTATCTTGGTAGTCGCTCATATTATTTGCATATTCTCCATTGCTTCTTGTAGGTCTGTCGGTATTCTAGGTGCTCTAATCATATTAAGAACAACCTCTTCATCCTTCTGATCGTTATCATCATTCATAGAATCATAGGTATGAATCTGAATTTCTTTTTGTTTGTCCTGCTTTGATTTACTTATAGCATTAAAAATTGATCCACAAACTGCATCCGCCAAGTCCTTTGAGCCTTTTCTTGGGTGGTCAACCCTGTCTCTTGTAATTCTTAATTGCAATAGCTCATCAATTAATAATTTAATTGCTGGGCCAGAGACTCTTTCTTCTGAAACAATCATTGCCATATCATCATAATGTTTTTTAGCAACAGATAGCAGCTCCGTATTAATTCCGTACTGTTTCAATTGCTGCATCATGTCGTGGGAGTTCCATCTATCAAATGTGCACACCTTGATATTAAATCCTCTTGTCTTTAATGACAAGATGTAATCTTTTACTTCAGTAAAGTCAACTGACTTATCTGCAGTTGGAGTCCAAAATCTTACTGCATCTACCTCTACAACAGGAGCAGGTTGAGAATATTCATTAGTTACTTTTACATTTACCCATCTATTTACATGTGCCATTGCAACTGCACAATGGTCGTGCTTCTGAGCTAAGTCTACGTGAATAAAATATTCTTTATCTTTTTCTGGCTGAAACCAATCTTCCATTCTTCCAAAATTATCTACTGGCAGATTCATGTTATTAAAAGCTTTTTCTATTTTCTCTCTTGATTTAAAAAAAGCATCTACGGCTTCTGGTGGCATGCAGGCAAATCTACCTAAGGCGTCCATGTAGTTTCTATAAAAGTCTACTTTAAAGTCTTGTATTTTTTTTGTAGGATTAACATCCCATGTTGGTCTTTTAATAGCATATGTTTTTGGGTATAGATATGATTTAATATGGTCTTCTTCCCATTGAACAGTAACCTCATTACCATCCGTTCCGTCTGGCAGATCGTCATCCATCTTCATTGTTTCACTTCTAATAACAACTTCCTTTTCTGCAATTACTGATTCGTAGTGTGCCTGAATATAATCGTTTTTAAATCTTGGGAAAGAAAGAAGTATTACTTTACCAAAATCTGGGAAACGGGATGCAACTGAGGCTCTATACATATCATAGATAGCTTCTCCTGTTTTAGCCTGATCGTTGCCGCTTGTGCTCTCAATTGCGAATCCTGATATCTCATCAAGGACTACGGCTATTACGTTATATCCTTCAAATGCTTCTCTTTCTGAGTGTCCAGAATGAACTGTTATTCCTTTATCAAATTTCATTTCTGAAGCCTTAGCCTCATACTTTCCAACAAACCATGGAGATCTTTCAATTCTAGTTTTAAATCCTTTGAAAAACACATTGCTTGCTTGCTGTGCGTTAATAGCAATATTTAAGATATCTATTGAGTCACCTGGGGGTTTGCCATAATATGCTGCGGGATCTTTCAAACAAAGAAGCAGGTAGACAATGTAAGCAACTGATATGGTAGAGCAGTAATCTTTTCCTGAACCTTTTCCTAGTTGTGCTATAACTTCGTTACATGTTTGTTTAAATATTCTTTGTCCATCTTTTTCTCCAAATAATTTAATAAGACTAGACTCTTTATATATCTGAGAACTCTTTTCAATTAGCTGGTATTGCAATTCTGAAAGTGGGGGCAGAGAAAGATACTCTGGATTTACCACAAATGTTCTTAGATCTACTGGGGTTTCTTCAAACTCTGCTCCATCTAATATATCAATTAAATCATTAAAATTAAGGTCCATTTACTTCCTCAATTATCTCAATTGGTTCTACAATTCCAGTAATTTGTGAAAGTCTTTTTGCCACCTCTATTTTACATTTAGGGCAAGACGCTGTAACTTCTTTTAATATCTTTACTAGGATATCTTGCTTACGCTCTGTGTCTGCAATTTGATTTGCAAGTTCGGCATTGTCTAGCAGGCCTACCTCTTGAAGCATTCCAATTCTTTTGCCTTCAATATCTGCAATTAGCTTTAGGGATGTAGCCTTAACATTTAGTTGTCCCGCCTGATCGGCATCCTCTACGGTCTTCCAAGCTTCCTTGATTAGCATTGCATAATGCTGGTCTGCTCCTGAGATAGCCTCTTTAGCCCTCTCACGTGCCCCTGTGTCGTTATGAATAACATTTTTCCAGTCATCTATAAGGTCAACTACGTCACCCCTCTTAAAACCCGTTATAGCGGCGATTTGGGTGGGATTGCTTCCTTTTAGTAATTCTGACACTACTCTGTTCATTCGGTCAAAATGGGCGGATAACTCTATCTCAGACATGTTTAGATTATACTCTTAGTCGACTAAAAAATCAACCTGATTTAGCTATTTTATACAGCATTAGATAGCCTATGAGATCATCTATATCATTATCTCCAGCATATCCTTGATTATTCTTTACTCTATTTAGTTTATCGTCTATTCTTACCTTTAATTGCTCTGTGGAATCCGCCGTTGAAAATATTCTTACAGGCTCAAGGGCTGAGTTGCCGTATGAAATATTTTTATCAATTAGCATCTGAGCTATTTCAAGACATGTGTTTAATATCTTATGCCCTGCTGGGGCGGATATTGCGTGAAGATAAAGATCATTATAAGCAAATACATCTGTATCTTGAAATACTGGCTTTAGCATTAGTCCACCTTTTTATTTAATATTGCAATAAAATGATCGTCAACGGGATTGTTGGGATCTCTTGAATACTCTATACTGTCAATTATAAAATATTTTTCTATAATTGGCAATACCTGTGAGGCCGAATGATCAATCCATGTTCTGCTGTGGATAACTAATCTGTCCACTATTTGAGACAAATCATTTAGATATGAATCTAACTCTGAATCTTCAATATGCTGGAATACTAGGCTTGCCAATACTGTATCAAATTTAAATCCTTTGACATGCTCCCAGTCTGTTGTGTATGATATGTTACTTAGTTTATTTTCTTCTGGGACTAGATCTATCATATTTGGAAAATCAAAAGAGATTACCTTGTCATATGTTTCTGCAAGTGCTACTGAGTTTCTTCCTACCCCGCAACCAAAATCTAATGCTGTTGCTCCGTTTCTGAACAGCGCTTTGACCTCACTATATACTGGCATATCTTTAAGCTCTCCAGAATATCCGCTGAGTATTAAATCTCCTGCAGTTTCTTTATTGGCTCCTAGCCATACGTCTTTGCTCATCGTTTTTTAATTAGTCCAAACTGATCTAGGTATCTCTGTATAGTCATAGCAGAAACATTACACTCCTTGGCTATCTCTGTAACTGTTTTCTTTTGAACTACATACCTTCTATGCAGCCATTCTTTGCTCTGATATAACTTCATCGTTCTGTTAACACCTTGTTGGCATAATGAGCAATACCAAATGAATCTGCTACATCAAAATCATCTAAACTTATTTTATATTTACTATTGAAATAATCTACAGTTCTTTGTTTACGCATATTCCTAAGCTGGGTCTTGTACCAAGAATCTGCATAGCCTGGATTCTTTAATCTAATGTCCGCTTTTTCTTCTTTGGTTGGGTTCTTATTGCCAATATATGCTTGCCAAGAACTTGGAGATATAGTAATGACACGAGAGCCAGTAGACATAAGCTCGGCAATGACAACTCCATAAACATATGATAATTTTATCACAGCATCAGGTGATCTGACAAGTATAGCCCCTTCTACCGCAATGTAATCGCTCTTTAATTCATCTAGCATAACATTCATCTTAACTTTGGCATCGTATATCTTCTCATATATATCTGATCCAACTAGGTCTACCTTTCCCCATTTAAGGGGATGATTATCTTCCATTAAACAAAATGCTATTGAGTTTGTTGAGGCATCTATCCCCAAGACTCTGCTGGCTTTTAGTTTAATTAACTCACCCAATTTCATCTAATATCCCTAAAAGCATTTTTTTATTTGTAATTTTGTTGTTCTTCTCACACGCAGAACAAATATTTTTCTGATTGTATCTACTTAAAAGAGTTTTGCAGTTCTCACAATTTCTTACAGAGCCACCCCTAATTGCCTTTTTTTCATAATATTTTTCCATGATTCTTCTATTGGTGGCAACCCTACAGCACTCATCGTTATGATATTTTTGATTATGAGTTTTAGGATTAAACTCTATAGCACATTCTTTATTTGCACATTTCATAAATTAGAAATATCCAACATCTCTATTTGAACAGTTCCTGTTAATCCAGAATAACATTCTTTTTTAACTGGACAGTAAGTACAGGGAAGCTTAGACTTAGAAGCACCAGGAGGCCTCATTGGCAGATCTCCGTCTTTAAAGTTATCCCAAACTTCGCACATCCAAGAAAAAGTATCTTCAATAATTTTAGTATTTTTTTCATTCATAGATATAGGAATAACAATTATTTCTTGCGTATTCTTATTCTCATAAAGGAAGAATCCCTCTTTAGCTTTTTTAATTTTCATATAGGTAAGCAGTTGAAGTAAATGATTTGGGGTAGATTTCATTTCTGATTGTCTGGCATCCCATGCTTCTTGCTTGGCTGTCTTTATTTCTCCAATGACCATTTCGTTATCATACTCCATGACCAAGTCTGCAAAGCCTTTTACTGGAGGATAATCATTTAGGATCTCTTCTTCTTCTGATCTAAATTCTGGCATAGTTTTAATTAAGTTCTGTAATCTTTCGTGAGCCTGAGTTCCTTGTGCCATATTAGCAACTGCGACTGAATCGTTATCATCTATGAACATAGCACCACTAAAGGCCATGTACCAATACCTAGGGCAATTTCCATGACCATATCCCAAAGAGCTTGGGCTAAATGACTTTTTTGTCATTTCCCCGTCAGCTCGTTTTATTTTTAAATATGACTCATCTAGTAAAGAAGCAAACTTCTCTGGATCAAAGTGCTTTCCGCTATGTTTTTTAAACTTTAGATTCTTTACTATTTTTCTACCCATTATGAATTGTACCTAACGACATACTTAAGTGCATCTACAAGTTTGTCTATGGACTCCTTTGCTGAATAGTATATATTTTTCTTATTATTGTTTACGGTTCCAGCCTTGTCCTTTGCAATAGTAGAATACACTGAGGCCATCATGGAAAACTTAGTAGACATTGCTTGCAGCTCTATAATTAAATACGGAGCCTTTGCCGAAGGCACATCTGGATTCATCAGAAGCTTAACAATAATTGCTAATGCTTTATCTAACTGATCATCTTTCATGTATTCGGAAAGATCGTTAAACTCAGTAATAGAATTGATTAACTCTAAAGTGTTTTTATCATCTGCCATTTTTTTTATTTTCTTTCTTATTTAAATTATCTATGAATAATCCAATTGGGTATCCTATTAAAAACCCTATTGCTATACCACTAAATAAAAAGATCTCCATTAGTTTGCCTTCTTACTCTTTAACTTGTAAGGGCCTAAATCTGCCTTTACGGTACCATCTTTTCTAATCCTGACAATCCTTCCGTCTTTAATAACGGTAGGGTTAAAAGGTATTTTATTATTTGATCCCATTATTTTTCTCCCAAGATACGATCAGTTCTTCTAAAACTGACCACTCGATAATTCCAAGACGGACCTTGGAATCAGTTCCTATAATAATCTTTAAAGCTGGGTGCATATCTCTGCTTACCTTAAATGTATCTGTACATATTTTTGACCATACGGTTTTATTTAAAGTAAACGAGGAAGAGGCTTCTTTGTAATCTACAAGGAACTTGTTCCATTTAGCATCGCCCTTTTGGTAGTCTCCTCGACCGCTGTTTTTTTGAGCCTTTGCCCCGTCACGTTTTACTTCTGATTTTTCTGACATTACTTAATCACAAACGTATTCTTATGTCCGTCTGGACACTCCCATGACATAGTAGTTTCTACTGCATTCCAAAAGTATTCAACAGAATCTTTATCACATTTTGAGCACGGCTTTGCTCCACCAATTCTTTCTAGTTCTGCTTTGTAAACTTTCTCTGGTTTATTTATAAATTCATCAAGACTTGGCATTAATTTCCTTTATAAGCTTTTCCATAACCTTTGGGTTATCACGTAGATATTGAACTGCCTTTGCTCTGCCTTGGAATCTTTCTTCGTTTACGGTATACCAAGCTCCGCCTTTTTCAATAATGCCGCACATCTCTGCAACGTCTAGAGTTTCTCCTACTCTATCTACACCAATAGATTCCCCTTGGTAGTAAAAGTCATACTGTCCCGATAAATTTGGGGGTGAGACTTTGCTGTAATCAACAATCCAATTAACTGGTCTGCCGACCCTTTGCTCAATAATCTTGTCGCCAACTTTAATACCAGCCTTAATAGCATTAGCCTCAGCTTCAGAAGACCAGAGTTTAATGACCGTGCTGCTAAAAAATTTAACTGCCATTCCGCCCGTGGGGATGTGGCTAGCATGCATAGATCCAAATTGATTTCGTTGTTGTGAGATGAGAATAAGTAATGTGTTTTTGTTTGCATAGTTTAACATTTTGACTGCGTGGGTCATATCCTTTGCTTCAGCGCCTATCTGTTTAGTGTCTTGTAAATCTTTCATTTCATTTCCATCTTTTTCAAAATAGATTGCAGGTAGTAAAGCTGATATTGAATCCACAACAATTAAATCTACTTCTGCGTCCATTAATTTTGTAGCAACATCTACCATATCGTTTACAGTTTTTGCGGTTGAGTAAATTAGTTTAGAAGAATCTACTCCCAACTCTTCTGCCCATTTAGGATCATAAGATGCTTCCGCATCAATCCATGCACAACTCTTTCCTTCTTTTTGGGCTAGGGCTATAATCTGCAAGCAAAAGGAAGATTTACCAGAAGATTTATTTCCCCATACAAGCACCTGTCTTCCATAGGGAAGTCCCCCACGAAGAGCCATGTTTAATCCAATGCTTGGAGTAGGCTGTTTATGAATCTCAACATCCTGAGCAGATCGAACTCTTGCCCTAGTTTTTGGATCCAGTTTTGCTAATATATCATTTAATACAATTGTCATTTAGTTATCTTTTCTCTTTTTATTATTATACCATTAAAAATAGAGCCTGTCTTCATTAGTCTTTAAGCCTTAAGCTAAAGGTAAATGTCAAATTATTTTCGTCATAGTCAATAACAAGCTCTTTTTCTTCAGAAGATGCCTCTAAAAACTTTGAAGTTGGAACAGTTAATTTAGTATGCTCTTCTAATATAGCTACTAAAACTTGATTTAAGCTAATTGAAGTAACTAGCCCCTGTATATCGTCTGTCATTTTATCTCCTTAACCATAAGCGTTCCGTCATCCAGTTTAGACAGAACCATTTTACAAGTCATTCCTTCACGCATTTTTCCTACCGCCTTGCCGTACATTGTTGGGAAAACAATTGCTCTAGTTAAAACTTTATTCTTATCAGAAAATACTATGTGGGCCATAGTCTTTCCAGCTTTTGTTCTATAAGGAGTAAAGTTGATAACTAAAAATTCATCTTCTTCCATATCGTATTCTTTTCTGTATAAATAATCTACAAAGATATCTGTGCTGTTTGGGTCCACATCTTTTACGTTAATGTATTTAGCTATTCTGTTATCTCCCACAAGAATGAAGTACATCTGATTTGTTTCAATTTGAGTTTGCTCATTGTGAAACAGGCCAACGGATCCAGTTTCATCTACTATCTCTACTCTTGCCCAGCCAGTTCCTCTTTTAATAGACTTAACCATTCCAAACATAACAAAAGATCCTAGATCATCAAAGTCTTGTATGGGTCTAGCCTGCGCTTTAATTCTTGGAGGTAAGTCTAAATTAAATGTTGGAATTCCTAAGTACTCGTAGTACGATTCTTTTTCCTTACCGCCTCTGACATTGTCCTCAAAAGCAGCACCACCAATAGCATTAAGAGCAGATACAGCCCTACTATTAATCCCGCTACCTTTCGCAGAGGCTTTTTGTATGAAATCGGAATAAGTGGCATATGGTCTCTTTTCAATAATTTTGTTTGCTATACCGTCTGATATAAACTTTATTTCTGCAAGCCCGAATCTTACACCGCCACCTTGCAAAGAAAAATAAACATCTGATTCGTTAATGTGAGGAAGTAAAACTTTAACGCCAAGTCTTTTAGCTTCAATTAAATATTCGGTCCTAGCATTTTTATCTTTTTCGTTTTTAAGAATTGAAAACATGAATTCAAGAGGGTGATAAGTCTTAAGCCAGGCAGTATAATAGCTAAGCATAGAATAAGCAACAGCGTGAGAACGATTAAAAGAATAACCTGCGTGAGCTTCAAAAGTTTGCCAAAGGGTCTCGGCTTGTTTTTTAGAAATGTGTTTTGAAGCCCCGTCAATAAATTTATCCTTGAACTGGTTGAACTCTGTTGCATCTTTTTTCTTTCCAATAATCTTGCGGACCTTATCAGCCTCTGACCAAGTCATACCACCTAAGTGTACGCAGGCTTGCATAACCTGCTCTTGATATATAATAACACCGTATGTATTCTCGGTAAAAGGTTGCATAATTGGATGAATGTATTTGACTGCCTCTTCGCCATTTTTTCTCTTAATATAAGAAGATCCCACTGTATTCATGGCTCCTGGTCTTACAAGAGCGTTAGATGCGGCAAGATCCTCAAACTTGTTCACACCCATTTTCATAAGTAAATTTGTATAGGGGGTTGCTTCGGCCTGAAACACTCCCTTGGTATATCCATCGCTTAAAATTTTATAAACATTTGCATCATTGAATTCTAAAGAAGAAAGATGAATTTCTTTTCCAGATTGTTTTTTAATAGTCTTTAATGTATCGGATATTACAGATAAGGTCTTAAGTCCTAGTGCATCTAGTTTGATAAGGCCTATATCTGCAACCGTATCCATGTCGTATGCAACAACAGGAATTCTTCCAGAAACATCATCATCTGCATCAGCTCTAGATTCAACTGGAGCATAGTTCCTAAGATCATCTTTTGCAACAACTACTCCTGCAGCATGAACTCCCACAGATCTAATCTTTCCACGCAACTTTTCTGCAAGCCAGACCACTTCTGGATATTTCATTCTAAACTCTTTTGTGTTAGGAGAATCTACAAACTCTTCAAAAGTATCTATAGACTTCATGGCACGATTAACATCTGAAAGTGGAACCATAAATACACGAGCAGCATCTCTGATAACACCTTTATCTTTAAAATAAGTAAATGTAGAGATAGAAGCAACATATTTAAATTTATTTTTAAGGTAGTCCTTAACTTCTTTTCTTCTGCCGTCTTCAAAATCTGTGTCTATATCTGGAAAGTCGTTTCTCTCTTCGTTAATAAATCTAAAGAATAACAAGTCATATTCAATTGGATCTACATCTGTGATACCAAGCGCATAGCAGACTAACGAACCAGCGGCAGAGCCACGACCTGGACCCACCATAATATTATTTTCTTTTGCCCAATTAACCATATCTGCTACAACTAAGAAATACGAAGCGAAGTTCTTAGATTTAATTATCTCTAGCTCTTCAATAAGTCTTTGATCATATACGTCATTTCCTAGCCAGTTCTCTCTAAGGCGTAGCCTTTCTAGGCCGTCAAAGGCCATCTGGGAGAGTTGCTGGTCTGCGTTGGTCTTAGGGACTGGCAGAAGGTCTAGCCCCCTCTTAAAATCGTATTCTAGGACTTTATTGGATATCTCTAATGTATTCTCATATATATCTTTTCTAACGATACCAATCTTATTAAAGTCTTCTTCGATCTGTTGGCGAGACTGAATAAATAGATTATAGTTTTGAAAGGATATCTTTCTTTCTGGATACAGGTAATTAAATCTTTCCATCATGTCTTTTATCTCACGAGACATTTCAAAGCTTGCTTCTTTGTCTGATTTTGGTGAAGTGGATAGGATGAGCATTGCTTCTTCTAATACTCTGTCCTCCTCCTTGGCATAATGAGCATCGCTAGTTGCAACCATTTTAATTCCTAATTCATCTGACAGTTTTATTAACCCGTCATTAACTTCCTTATCATTATGCGCCTGAATTTCTACATAGAAATCTTCTTTAAACTGTGCTTTAAATTCTTTTAGTAGCAGCCTTGCTTCATCCATGCTACCCCTTGCGATACATTTTGCCATAATTCCGTTCATACAACCAGACAAAACAATTATTCCTTCTTTGTATAAAAACAATATTTCTCTATCAATTCTTGGTTTATGGTAGAACCCTTCATTCCAGGCAAGCTCCTGCAGCATATTAATGTTCTCTAATCCCTTTTTATTTTTGGCAAGTAGGATTATGTGATTGTATGCTTGTATGCTTTTATCGGTTGAGGAAGATCTATCAAATCTATCTGTTGGAGATAAGTAGGCTTCTACTCCAAGTATAGGCTTTATGCCTTGTTCTTTACAGGCTATCTGCATTTCTCTATGTGAGGACAGGGTGCCGTGATCTGTAATTGCTAAAGATGTTTGACCTGCGTCTTTTGCTGCCCTTACTAGATCGGCAGGAGAATTAAGACCATCCATTAATGAATAGTATGAATGAACGTGCAGGTGTGTAAAGTTCATTAGTATCCGCCTTGACATTCGTTTCTAGTATGATATAACCGAATCTTGGTTAATATCTTTTTTGTTGGTGCGTATATATCAATCTTGCAGCATCCGCATTTCATGTGCCACTCTCTGGCAAAAAAGTCGTATACTGCTCCTACATAATTCTTATACTTATTAGACACAAATGTTTGAAATGGATCTGGTATATCATATGTAGTCATAGTTAAATTTTACTAAATAATACAGGGGCAGTCAAGACTGCCCCTGTGAATTTAATATTACCAGTCTACGCTGCTACTAGCAGCAGATACTGATTCTTTTTCAACATTTTCGCCCATGTAAAAAGCTTCTTGCTCTGCATATGGTACGTGTCTAACCGCAGTTTTTTCTAAGTCATGCAACTCTAGGCTAGAAAAATCAAACGGTGTTTCATCCTTAGCTAAAGGAATAATTGTGTAGCTTGTGTCTGTCTTTGTTCCGTTACGCTTAATACGCCACATAAGATTTGAGATGCTTCCCATCTCTCCAGCGTATTCAATTAATGTAGGAGTAATTGTTTTACCGCTAGTTCCTTGTGAAAGAATTGCAACATATGGCTCCTCTTTGCCATCGTCAACCAATACGTTAATGTATAAACGTGTTCTTGCTTTCCAGCCAGCCTTTGGATCTTTACGATGTTGTTCGTTTGCCCAGTCACGGCCATCAGATTCCATTGTGTCCAAAGCTTTACGACGGTAATCTTTTGGATTTGTATGTTCTAGGGCGATAAATCCGCAACCAAGTTTATCATTGTAGTTTGGTGAGTCTGCATCCAACTCTTGAAGGAATCTAATCTTTACGCTTTCGCCGTCTTCAATTTTAAGCCAGCGACCTTTGTTTTCATCCCCACCACTGTAGGTAGGTTTATCTAGTGCCTTGTTTAGGTCCTTTAGACCCTTTACTATACTCATTTATATATTCTCCTTTGTAGTTGATGGTATAAATCCATCTGTAGTTTTATCATATCACGAGTTCCAAGATCTGTATTCTATATTGGATACAGAATTTTTAACACAGGTTTTAATTTCTTCATCAGTCATGTCGCCTGCATCTTTTGCATCATGAGGATATATCTTACCATATTCAAAAGAACTCCACAAGATGTCTTTATTCTTTAACTTGTAGGCTATTCCCGAACCAAGCTCTCTTCCAGCTAGGTCATTATCCGTCATAATAGTTATTTTATTAAAATGTCTGTTCAGCAAATTGTGCTGATCGGTAGACAAGAATCCGCCTAGGGTAGCCACTACGTTTGGGAAGCCAGCCTGATGAACGCGGATTGCATCAAAGCTTGACTCTACAATTATTACATGGTCTCCTATTTTTTTAGCACGGTGAATATTAAATAGCGTTTTGCTCTTAGGCAGGTTTGTACTATTCTTAAAAGACTTTCCCTCTATAGATCTACCAACTAAACCAATTGGTAATCCGTCTAGCGTGTGAACTGGTACAGTAACCATGTTCTGATTTTCTGAATACCCAAGTTCGAAATGAGACATTGATAATTCATTAATACCACGAGACACAAAGTAATCTCTTGCCACCTTGTTTAATGTAAGGCTAGTAGATAATTCATTTATTTTAGATTGTGGGAACTCAACAAAGTCTGGCTTATCTTTAAACATCTCCGCCATAATTTCTTCAAAGTTATCCAGAGCCTCTTCTTGTTTAGAGAACACAAGCCTCATAGCCTGAAAGTCATTTTTGTTTAAAACTCTTTTTATTAACTCTATTAATGTTCCTGACTCTCCACATGCAGGATTAAAGCATATGAATGCGCCGTACTCTTTGCTTACGCTAAAGCTTGAAGTATGTCTATTGGAATGAAAGGGGCAATAGCATAAAAAGTCATTAGACGTTTCTCCAGATATATCTAAGCCTATCTCTTTTAAGACCGACTTGATGTGACCTTGGGTGTATTGCGTGGAATTAACTTTCCCTGTGTAACTCCCTCTGATTGCCATGCTTTCCTCCTTCCTACATATATGCCCTGAATAGTCATAAGAAACTGCCAGGTCTCGCCAGTAAATTCTACAGAAAATGCAGTGTCTATGTCAAGCACTCTAACGTAGCCCTGCTCTTTCATTTTGCCAACTAATAAATTTTCGTACTGATTCCTTATCCTAATCATATCTGAGTCATCTAAAAAATTAACAGATATTTGAAACTTTTTAATTTGTCTGTGTTGGTACATAATCGTACAATTCTTTAATAATTCCTTTATTGATATCCCAATCTAGGTAGAAATCAAACTCGTGTCCATGTCTATTCTTTCTACTTACAATTTCAATCATGTTAGTTCCTGGATATCTGTGAACTGCCATAGCCATATCAGCATCGTACTCAATTGCCTTTGACCAAGCTACTTGACTCATCATTGGCGGATTATCCTGATCAGATATATCATCTGCAGTTGCTGCAGTAATATCAATTACTGGAATGTTGTTAGATACTGCAAGTAGTTTAAACTCACGAGATATGTTACGGTTACGCTCTACTTCAGAGTTGCTTCGCTTATTATCATTAAATAATTGGTGATAGTCAAGGATAACTAAGTCTGGCTTATGCTGATCTATCTTTCCCTGAATAGTTGCAGGAGTTACTTCTGAGGTTCCTTCGTTTGAAACAAGTACGAATGAGTTCTTTCCTTCAAACTTTTCTTTACCCCATGATTTAAAAGTATCTATGTTTATATCTCCACGAGATAGATCGCTGGCACGGAATAGACCAGAGCCAAGCATTGTATAAATACGGTCACGCATATTTTCTGGAGACATTTCAAGGGATACGATCATTGGTTTAAATCCTTGCTCCCAAGCCTTGCATGCTAAATAAGATGTAAACCATGTCTTTCCTTTTCCTGGCCAACCAATAGCAACAATTAAATGTCCTGGTGCCATACCCGTAGGATAAGCAGCATCGATTGCTTTAAACCCAGTTAATATTCCTGGACTTCCTCCCATTACCGCAGAGCGTTCTTTTACTGACTGAAAGTGTCTCTCTGCTGATTCTAAATCTATAACATCTAAGTCACGAACATTGTTGGTAAATTTAGAAAGACCAGCTAATTGAATCTGCATTTGAGAAAGAACTCTTGAGGCAGCCTCTTCTTTTAATAAAGATCCGCCCTTAAGCATAATGCTTTTAAGTCTAGCAGACAGGTATTCATTCTTTAGTGTATCTAAGTAATAACCTGTTTCGGCTTTTATATTAGAGTCTGGCTCAAAGTCTTTAAACTTATCTTGCAGTACTCCCACCTCTGGCACTGCTTTAAACTTGTAGTAATAGGACTTTAGGCCTTCCCAAATATCTCTATGAGAAGTAAATAGTTCATCTACGTTATCTGCAAGTAGGGTGCTTATGTCTTTGTTTTTACATACAGCGGATATTAGGGTTGCTTCTGTATTCACTCTACTCCTTCTTCCACCATTTTTTTAGTAGCTTCTCTTAATCTTTTTCTATTCTCTTTGTCTTTTTCAGCTTCTTTATTAACCTGATCTATCTTGTCAAAATTATAATAGAAAAACTGTAACGGGTGTCCGTTTTTACCAGTTGTAAAATAGTAATCTAATAAACTTTTTGTTCTGTCAAACCCTACGCTATCTATCACGTCCTGCATTCCCCATTTTTCTCTAAACTTATTTATAACAGGAGCCTTACCATATTTTGTTTTATATAAATTGTGATAATGAGTTAACAAAATATATGGCTCTTTACTGTTTGACATTTTTTAATTCCTGCTCAACCTCACGAGTTTTTTCAATTAGCTTACTCTCTACAAACTTATATACTCTTTCGGTTGCTGTGTCTACGTTTTCTCCATGACGAATATCGTCTTCTACGCCTATATTAATTCTAATGCTTTCATAGTTTCCTAGATTGCGTGTGAATGACAAGTCCACCTTGACTCTTGTCTCCGACATTATTCCGCCTTCCATATGGGTACAAAATTACCTTCTTCTGTCTTAGTATACAATATTAAGTTGTGTTTGAGAAGAGCCGTCAGCTCTGCACGTGAAGGAAAGTCTTTTGTATACCCTGCCTCTAGGACAAATTGGTGCAATTGGTATATATCGGACTCGCTAAGCATGATCTTGCTCCATGGTCCGTCTGGGTTGCCAATTGAATATAGCTTTTGAGGTTGAGAAATTTTACCATCTAGTATATATCTCTGTATGCTAACACGTGTACGGTTTAACATTTTAGCTACTTGTATAACTGAATATGCGCCAGACATGTTGCTCTTTACTTGTGAGTAGGAATATAGAACTCTTTTTTTGTCTGGGTAGCACCAGGCAATCAATTCGTCCTTAGCTTTTGAGGACTTAATTACTTTATGTATTTTTTCGTTTAAGAAGAAATAGAGTAACTTTTTGCGTGGTCCCTGTCTTTTTTCTCTAACCATTTAGCAAACGCATTCGTCTCTTTGTTTATCATCCACCTTTTTCCACACATTATGCAAAAAAGTTCTATATGTAGTTTCTGTGAAAAAACTCTGTCCACAAAAACCCTGCCCGTACATTTTTGACACTGCATTATAGTTTAAACACTTTCCCATCTACAACACAAGTATAGTCTGGAGATACATGAATCATGTTAACATGAGGATACTTTCCGTTCTCTATATGAGCAATAGCAAATCCCTTTTGCCAGTCATGATGTTGAGTATACTTCATTCCTGGACCTTTTTCATCACACATGTGTCCAATCTCATATCCACGAAGAGTTTCTCCCTTGCCCTTATTTCTAAGTTCATAGGTAACCATGTGCGAAGCAATTCTGTGAGAGTGACCTCTAATTAAAGATACCTGCATGTCTTCCATATCTTTTCTAGCAGAACCTGTGGCTGCAATTGACATTCCGTGGTGAACATGGATATCTCCAAAACGGCGCTTAGGTAATTCGTTATAATAAATGTAGTCATATCCTAATGAGTCTAAACTCCATAAAGCTTCTGGAGTAACGTGCTTTGCATACTCAGGAATTTTCTTATCTAAATAATCAAAAATTCTAATATCATGATTTCCTAAGGCTGAAAACAGTTGTGCATTAGGAAGCATCTTTCTTGTTCTTTCATAAAATTCACGAGCACCACTTGCTTCAAACTTCATGTCTTTTAGCATTAATTCTAAATCGTTTGTTACATCATCATTCTTATACGCTTTTAAAAATTCTGTTGGCTTTCCCTCTGTGAATCTACTGTAGCAAGCCTGATCATCTGTATCGCCAAGATAATCTACTACGTCTGGCTTAAACCACTTCATAACCTTAAACCAAAGCTCGATCATTTTATCATCTTGATATGGAAACTGTTGATCTGAAGACAGCATCCATTTTAAGTCGTTAGACATTTAATATCCTTACATTAAAAAAGTCACAAAATTGTGACTTTAATGTTACAAGGTAATTGTAACATATTTGATTGGGGTGTCAAGTACTGGTTGAGTCTATTTGTTTTGTATTGCTATATAATTTACTTGTATTGTTCCTACTTCTTTTGTAGAGTTAACTACCACCTGAGGGTTGCTTCCAGATTGTCCAATTACACGTGGGATAGCAATTGCTGATCCAACTGATCCACCACCTATTGAAACAATAAATGTGGGGGTTCCAGTAAAATTAGGATTAATTGGCAAACTTACTGCAGCAGAAGATCCTAGTTTAGTAACTACGTTTACTGATCCATAATCTATCATTGGAACTGTTTTACCATCTATTGTTGAGTTCTGTAAACTTGAAGCAATCTGATATGTGGTTACTTGGTTAAGTCTAAGATTATTTAACTTGCTAACGTCTAGGGGCTCTCCCTCATTAAAGGTAACTGGTATTAAATCGGCCATTATAAGTTTTCTCCTAGGTCATGCATATTAACTTCTGAATCACTAACCTCAACGATATCAGATCTATTAAGACCATACTTTTCAAAAGAATCTGGGCTTACAATATGTCTACGTTTGTTTTGCGATATTAAATATATTTTACCATCGGCTATGTTCTTTATCAAAGTACCGTCTCTGAACCCTAGCTTTCCAACTATCTTTATTCCAGCAACTGCTTTATCGGTTGCTAAAACGGTTGGAAATGACCAGGACTTAGCGGCACGATTAGATATAAGCTTAAACCTTTTATCGTCTTTTACCCAATAAACTCCACTGTCTGTCTTTACTGCCAATCCTGACGGCAGCATTACTGGACTAGTTAGAGTCTGAGGTTGAGTTTTTTTCCTGATCTTTTTCAACAAGTTGTGTAATTTCTGCACGTAAAATTGCAATTTGAGTTTCATAAGTTGATACGATTTCTCCTATACGTTGTTGCAAAGCGGCAACAACTAATTCTGCTTTGTTAGCCATAGTTCTCCCTTAATAGAGACTAATAGTACCATTACCCTTCAAGGGCGTCAAGCCTTGCTGCAATTTCTTTTATAGCCATGACCAAAAATGGGGTGAGTCTTTCATAAGATATGCTAACTGGCTCATTATTTTCATTATAATTAACTATACTGTCCATGACTGGAATTTCACTGACATCTTCAGCTATTAAGCCATAATTCATTTTATAGGGCATGTCCTCTGGCTGGTCTATCCAATCAAAAGAGACTGGATCTAATTCTATAACTTTATCTACATAAGTTCCAGATTGCAATTGAAGTATGTTATTTTTAAATTTTCTTGAAGATGTTGTGTATCCTATTCTTCCGCTAGATGATAGATATACAACGGTAGATCCTGTTCCAGTTGATATTCCAGGGTAATTTAATTGTTTATTTATTGAAACAATTCCAGAAAGATCATTTTGATCAAAAAAATGTATCTGCCTTGGACTATTACTTGTGCTAAAAGTTAATGAGCCTGCTGGTGTTCCCGCTGTTCCAGCTGATTCAAATATAGTTGCTTGATTTAAAACAAGGGCTCCTGGACCTGCATTAGTAAAACTTAAATATCCATTTGAAGATAAAGTAGTTCCTCCAGCAGATATAGATGTAGGTGAAAGTGTCCATCCTCCGACAGTTCCTCCTGTTGCTAATATATTTGAAGTAATTACAGATCCAGTAAAACTACCAGAAGTAGCAGTAATTGCCCCAGATAAGCTTAAGGTTCCATTTGTTGCTAAATTAAATCCGCTAGTTTGAGTTCCGCCATTGTATGTTGCTATACCATTAGACGCACTTATTCTAATATGTGACCCACTTGTTGGGCCTACATATATTGTTGAGTTAGAGCTATTTATTTCAAAGTTGCTTCCTTGCAAAAAACTTGAACCTAATGTCCATCCTCCAATAGTTCCAGAGTTAGCTTTAATAACCCCGTTTACTGCTACGCTAAATGGAGCAGACGAATAAGACTGATCTCCAAGCCATATTCCAGTTGCAGGCTCTGCTTTGAATACTGATGCAGTTGATGTAGATCCAATAACTAAGTTTCCACTAAATGTTCCATCTCCTACAATAGATAATTTAGCTCCATTAAAACTTAATACTGGATTAGCAGTTCCGCCACTTCCATAAATAGTAAGAGGATCTCCAGTTCCAGATAATTTAACATGTTTTCCTGCAGTTGAGCCAACTGTTATTATTGATCCAGAAGACAACGTTCCTGTATCGATTTTATCTGCAGTCACAGTAATCAAACTTCCATTTTGAACTTGTCCTACCCGCACTGGATTTCCAGTTGCAGAAACTGCTGTTGAAGTATCTGTGCCATTAGTTGTAGCAATTTTAATGTAGTAATCAATACCGTGATCTAAAGCAACTCCATTAACAAGTGTTCCTAATCCAATATTTAAAGTATTTTGGCCATTTGCAAAATTTAAAACGTCTACTTGGTTTGCGCCTGCAGTTCCAGTATTAATTGGAGTAAACCCTGCACTCGTACCGACATATACTTTTGCTGCATTAAATCCGTATGGCTGATCTGTATTTGTTGAAGTTTTTCCATTCCAAGATAATTGTATAGCACCTAAAACAGAAGAAGCTGTTGGCGTAGATGGGGTTAATGATGGCAATGCCGCGGGAACGTTAGCTGTTACTGTTCTGGTTACTGCAGCACTCATTGCTGATGATTTTCCAGATTTTGATACTGCATAAGATGAAACTATATATGTGCCTGCTGGAGCAGTAATTGTTTTTGTGCCTGCTGAAAAAAATGAGTCTGCTGGTTTACTGCCGTTAAATGGTGCCCCGTTTACATAAATATCTACTCGATCAAAATTAGTTAGAGCTGCACCTGTTGAGATATTCCCATCCCATGTTACTGTTAAAAATCCAGCGCCTCCAACAACTGTTAAAGTAGAGGGTGTGTTAGGACTTGATTCTCCAGGCGTTGTTACAACTTTAACTGCTGACCATGGAGAAAAAGTTCCATCATTATATTTCCATCTAAATTGAATTGGATAGGATTGACTTACCTCTATGTCGGTTAGCGTTACAAGAAAGTAGTCCTTGTTGCTTGGATCTGGTTTAGATGTATCCTTTAGTAGATCTTGATATGCCATTTAGAAACTCAAATCTAATCTATACTCTACGTCTATCTGTCTTCCCGCAACCTTTGTTAAATACGGTGTATCTAAAATTGATCTGCTAAGTAGTCCAAAGTTTGGGTCAAACGTGTCCTCGTCATTAATTCTTAATGCGTCTAGTCCGACAGTTGTAGTAGTTGACGTATTAGGAATTACCTCTATTCCAATTAAACTTATTTGTGATTTTATTGGAGACCCAACAACATTTGAAAATAATGTGCTCAGCATTATGTCTGAGTTAATTTTAGCTCCAGTACCGCTTTTAGGGGTTACATTTACATAATAGTAGTTTCCTGTTGAGCTATATAATTTTATTCTTATTGTGTTTAAATTTGTATCGTTTTTATAATAGGCTAGGCTTAAGGAATCTAAATTGCTGTATCCCTCTAAATCCAAAGATATGTTTGCCTTGTATTCATTCGAAGCAGAAACATTAGATGTCATGCTTAACACGTTACCGCCGACCTTTGCCCCTACTGTAGAAAGGGTTGGGCTGTATCCGCTACCATCTACCCAATCAAAATATTTATCAAAGTCCGCTATAAATTTACCGTCAAAGTTATTGGCAGATGTTCTTGTTGAAGGGTATATGCCAATTTCTGAAATTACACCAGAAACATCTTTAGGTATAGTAGATTTATAAACAATTGAATACTTAGCAATATCATTTTCAATTTGGATATCGCTGCTTCCAAGTAAAACTGGCGTTCTGTATATTTCAAATCCTAGGCGTGTGTCTACATCTGAAACTACATTTCCTCCAGACACATAAGTTCCTGAAGCTGAATTTATAACTGTAAAGGTTGTACTTGTAGTAGCGTTTACAGTAACATCTAATAAATTGTATGCACTAGGGTTTATGTTTACCATGCTAACTTTATTGCCTGCAGATAACCCGTGGGCAGAAAATGTTGTATAGGTTATAGTTCCACTGGTTGCAGAGACAGAAGAAATTAATTTATCTTCGCTAATTCCAAAAACAATGTCCTTTGATCCTGATTCAATAAGACCTGCTAGGTATCTAGTAAAATATCTTTTTCCAAATTTAGTTATAATATTAGGAGAACGGTATATCTCTTTTCCGTCTTGGTAAAATATGTATGTGCCTTTTATCATTTTTCTCCTTTAAATTGCAGTAGAGTATGCTGAATAGTATTTTTTACTATTTGTTCCAACAACTACTGTTCTAACTTTAAGCCATCTTTCTGAAGCGCTAGATGGCGTATCTCCTTGAGAAGAACTAACTCTATACTTTTTTGTTTTACCGCTACTGCCAATTGCATAACTTGATGAAGAAGGGTAAGCGGAAGAACCTTCGCTAATTGTAGTTCCTCCAGATTTTAATGTTGTAATTATCCATTCGTAATATATTGATGAATATGATCCAAAGTCAGATGAGTCATCCCATCCCCAAGCAATTGCTGTCCCATCTCTTTTAAATATTACGGACGGTATGCTTGGTGTTGGTGTTATAAAAGATGCAGGGTTTTCATATACTGGAGTAGAGCTAGGTGCATATGAAGAAGCGGCGGCATCATAAATTCTTGCGTCTACGCCAGCAACGGATGCTGATTTTGAACTACCATTTCTTATTTTAATATAAACATTATACTTGGTAATTTTAGTAGATAAGTCAAAATATTCTTCAAAGGTTACATTTTCAATATCTGTCATATCTACAGTATCTATTTCTGAAAGTTCTAGACTTCCTTGTACCGATAAGTTTTCTAATTCTAATTCATCGCTTGCTGTTTCTGATTCTACTGGTCCACCTAAATATTTATTAAGCTCATATCCAGTATCATCATAAGTTACTACGCTTGGGTTAGCTCCTACCCAAAGTAGATCTGGGCTGGTGCTTTTTAAGATTATCGATCCCTTAGGAACAACATCTTTACTCTTAATTCTTTTTGGCACTGAGCTTTTTGTCATTTTATTATTATACCATTTTAGAACCTAAATGGTTCTACACTTAATGGAGGTACTTATTCCTTCCTCAAAAGATTGTGATATGTTTGTAATTATCATTTTTTCGGTACCCAGGAGGCCTTGATAGGTATACTTTATAGACACTATGTCCCCTATTGAAAGCAACGGGTTGCCGAATATATCTATATCAATAACCTTACCTTTGTTAATAGCTTTAGTTTTTATAAAATTGGCTAGATTTTGAACATCTTTTTGATTCTGTAACCACCTTGATTCAAAAATTACTGGCTCTTTATTAACATACTCGGGACTATCATCTGTAGAATACTCTAGGGTTCCAGATGAATTTATCTCATTGCCAAATATATATAGAGAGGCTTTGCCTCCGTCACTTAATGGAATAGTGGTAGACGTATTATTTAAAACATATGCTTCTGCCTCAAAGTTAGAAAACTTCTGGCCTATTAAATTTACAGACCTATTGTCTGATGTAGACCATCTTACTGGGAAGGCGGGTCTGGCGTTTAACTTAGTTTTTACATAATAAATTTCTCTGACTACCGTACCAAAGTCATCTACTGTCTGGCTTTTTAGAGTATTGTCTGAGTTGTTTGCGTCATAGAATAGGTCCCCAAAGGACATGTCAAGCAAGTCATTTGAATACTGTGCTAGATATAAGTTTGGATCAACTAGAGATTCTTGATACTTAGTCTCTGTCATATTAGTGCCATAAGCATAATCAAAAGCTACGGATCCGTTCCCGCAAACAATTGCAACTGATTTGGTTGGAGCCAATATCTTATTAGTTTCTTTAGCATTAAGATTAGAGTTAGTGTCTGTGGCATTAATTTTATATCCATTAATAGAAACATTAATTGTTACAGAGCTTCCATCAACCTTAACTCTTGCATCAATATTATACTGAGTTCCTCCAAACACACCTTCAAAAGTAGAAGAAGCAGTTCTTTGAGAATCTGCTAGCACACGTACTCCAACTCCGTCTGCCTTTAAGATTCTAACAGATTTTGTTTCTTTTAAAGTAGAAGACTTGGTTGTTTCTACAACTACAAAATATCCTGTCTTTCCTAAATCGTTTACAAAAAATCCTAGTCCAGCAGAAGATCCTTTTGATCTATCATCTGCATCTAAAAATACGCTAGTCCCAAAAGAGTAGTAGGATAAAGAATAATTGTTTGTTGGATAAGAATAAGGAGCGTAGCTACCATTAACTGTTGCCGAAGCCAGAGTAATTCCTTGAAAATCTCTATATGCCATTACATACTTATCTTTATCGCTTGTGCTGTTTGTTAATTTAAAATAAGATTTTTGCGGAACTATGGTTGCTGAATTTATAAAACTAGAAGATATGCCTCCTCCAGATGAAGTCTCGCTCATAGTAAATATAGGACTTGTCATAGAGTTTCCAAATGTATCTGCGCCATTTTTAGGAGTAACTCTAAAAGTATATTTTTCTCCAGGGGACAGGTTTGTAACTACCAATGGGATCTGATTTGTATATTGTGCTAAAGCAATTGCTGGGCCATCGTTAGAGTTGTCAGAATTTAATAATTGAACGGATACTAAATAGTGTGTTGGAGCAATTGATGGTACAACAAAATCTAGTTCTACGCTAGTAAGAGATATTTGCTTTGGTCTTAATGTATAGTAAAGATCTAGTCCTGATGCAGTTACTGATGTTCCAGAAGTAGATGGCTGCTTAGAATTCCATGAAACATTTACTGGGGTCCAGTTATTTAAATTAGCTGATTGTGCAGAGTGTGCTGCTGCTACGGTTCCTAGAGCTCCTCTTTTTTTAATCTTATAACGACCGCTAGGTTTAAAATATGCGGTATCTGCTGGATTTGTTTCGTCAGCATATCCTGCTTTAGATAAAGCCCTATACTTGTTAACATCAGAAGATGATTTTATTAATTGAGTTTCTTTTGTTCCATTTAGTAGGGTTAGGTCATACTCTATTCCATCATACTCTATAATTTCTGAATCAATTAAAACGAATCCTGCAAAATTGTAAAAGGATTGTTGTTGAGCATAAACATCTAAAGACTTAGTATCTATTGTTAGATAGGTGTCGTCTGATTCTGTCAGGGAAGTCAAGAGTCCGCCAGCGCTTAAAAATGTTGTTGGCGCTCTCCATAGATCTCCTGAGGTTCCAGTGTAGTTAGAGGTTATAGCCGCATCCCATAAAACTTTAACAAAGTTGGCCCCGACAATATCTTTTTGAACAAACTCTATAATGTTAGGAAGCGTAGATCCTTCTGGCTCGCTATAAAAATCCCATTGGCTAGTTCTTGTGTTATCGTATATATAGTCTCTGCTGTAAAATTGAAGAACATTGTTTTCATCAAAGAAGGCGTTCATTTGAATATCTCTGCATAGCTCTTGAATTGATTCCCATACAGTTTTAGAATCATCTGTCCACCAGTAATCTATTTGAGGAATAGAGACCTCTGAAGTTGTATTTAAATTAAAATTATAATTTGCAAATCCTACTGAATCTAACAGCCTTCTTAATATTGCAGTAACTGGATAGTTCTCGCAAATTACGTCTGGGCACAGAGTGTCCATTAAATACTTAGATCCATCTAGAGCAAATACTGTGGTCTCCCCATATGCGCTGATGTTAAAATCATTAACATAAAACATGCCTTGCTTTACTTTATCATATGATCCAGCAACTGTGGTTGCACCAGAATGATATATTTTAAAGTATGGTCTAATCTCTGCATTTTTAGACATGTAAATTAAAGATGAGTCAAAGGATGTGGACAACCTATTGTATGGAACTGTCTGCATGGTTGACTGGTTGTATTTAACGAGCTCAAGGTTTATGCTGTTTGCGCTAACGAATCCAACTGGTAATATGTCTTCTGCTGAAGATGAGGATTCTTTTTGAATATCTATCTTAACGATATCAGAAGATATGTCTTTTACTAGTCTGGCAGATACTTCAATTACTCCTATTACTTTGCCCCCGCCAGGATTAATTGCAGTTAAGTTAATTGATTTAATTAATATTGGTGTTGCATAGGATACGGGCTCAGATAAAGCTCCTTGGGTCCATGAAGTTCCATTATAGTTTAATTCTACGTTGCCGTCTGTTGGCGTAGAGAAAGGTCCGACTGACTGGGTACTGTTATCTGATTTAGTAATTACTAAAGAGTATGTGGTTGGTAAGGTGTGGTACTTCTCAAACCTAACAATAATTTTATTTGATAGAGCACTCTTATTGCCAAGCAGCCCTGTTGTTAGATAGTTAACTGTTATATTAACATTAGCATCTTTTGCGCTTAGCCAATATTTGTATTGTGTTGTTACTCCAGGGTAATAAAGTCTAGGTTGAGTTCCTGGATACTGTAATGCCCTATATGAAGAAAAGCTATTTGCAACTGTATCATTGGGTAAAAAAACAAAATATTTAATTCCAGATTGTGTTGGCCTAAAAGGTTTTAAAATAGAATCAATTGGAAACAATTTCTTATATGGATTTGCTTTACCTGAAGGCCACCCAGATATTTGAGAAGTATAGGTAGAGTCTGCTGTTGCAGAAACTACTGTTATCCCATCAATCAAAGAGTTCATGTTGTATTCTATTTCGCAACCAACGTCGGCCTTAATAGACTTTTGTTGCTTAAATATATTTTTTAAAGATTCGGAGGCTGTTATCATTACACTTGTTCCATTGATATGGATACGTTCCAGAACTCCTGCGGGGTATTTCCTACATTTTCTTTTACGTTTCTTCGTACAATTTCAAACGAGCAACTTGTAAACACCATCTCTATTTGTCTTGTTGCTCCTCCGTAATTTATTGATACGTCAAATGTTGATTGTCCAGATAATGCGCCTGCGGCTTTAGCGGCTGTTCCTTCATAAAATGTTTTTAAGTCTACTGCACCGTATCCTCCATCTATAGTAAAGGTTGAAAAAGAAGGGAGCATATTCCAGGATACAGAAATACCCTCTTTATCTGCAATAAAGAATTTACGGAATGTTCCATTAGACATTCTCTTGCTTTGCTCTATTCTTGTTTTTGATATAGCAATTGGCTGTCTGTTGTGCTCTGATAGTTTAATGTTTGAGTTTAAATATAGGATAGATCCTACTGGTAGAGTTAAATGTGTCATTGTGCTTTTTTACCTCCAGGGCTTACTTTGGCTCCCTCTTGTCTTGCTATTTCTTTAAGATCAGCAAAAAACTTTTTAGGATTATCTGGTGTTGATGTCATTGTTACCGCTATAGTGCCTATGTTTACCGAAGAAGAAGATGAGCTACTTGAACGATTAACAAATCCCCCTGAATTATATTTAGGAACGGTATTTATTACTGGTCCACCAGAAGACATTTTAGGAAAGGTAGACATTTTAATTAATCCACCCATTGATTTTTTAACAGGAGCCACTGGAGCACTATAAGTATAGGTACTTCCTGTTTGATACCTTGGTACTACTACTGGATCTTTTCCATAAACAGTAGTTGCTGAAGGTCTTGGTATAAATCCAGATCCTCCTCTTCCAGTAGTTCCCATAGGTCTAACATTTTTTATGTCTGCAATTTTTTTCTCATCAATTATTGCTGAGTTCACATTAATAACAGCTGAATCTGCATTTATAGTTTTTAATAACTCTGGGAATCTTGAAGCAATTTCTTGCGCTATCTCAGTAGTTCCCTTTGGTCTTGGGCCAGAAAAACTACTTGGCATATCAAATCCAATTGCTTTAGATGCGTCTACCAATGCTGCTGCTGGTCCTGCTGCACTTTTACCCTTATTATCTTTATCATTTATAAATGCAAGGAAGTTAGTTAAAGCATTAGTGAATCCAGACATTTGTGTTTTGTATTTTTCTATATCTGCTGCAAGTTTTTGTAAGCCATTGCCAGCTAATGAAGCTGAGTCTGAAAGTTTTTGATTAGCATCTGAAAGCGCTTTTCTTTGAGCCTCTAGTGGCTTAAGATCAGATTTTTCTTTTTCATCAATTGCGTCCATTGCTTTGTTGGTTTGCTGTTTTCTATTTAATGACTGAATGTCAAGCTGTGCCTGAGCCGCCCTTGACATATCTCCAGAGGCCAAGGCATCTTGATACTCTAATTGTTTTTTCTTAATCTCAGTTAAGAAATCCTCATCTTGTAGTGTTTGAGTTAGGGCTTTACGTCTTGCATCAGCCTCTTCTTTAATCTTTTTAATTCTTTCATCAATTGCTTCGCCAGCTTTTCTTGAGTCTATTTGCTGTTGAGCGCTAGCGCCTTTAGATGCCGCTTGTAATTTTTTATATTGTTTTTCGGCTGCTATTAGTTTTTGAGATATTCCAAACAGTGGTCCACCTTGAGAAGTAGAAAATGATGTAACGCTAGATTCAATTGCGGTTCTCATTGAAAACAGTCGATCTGCCTCTATGGCACCTTTTGCTAAGTCTCCTGTGTAGCCCTGAGCTTGAAGTCTTAATTTTTGATATATGCTTAAAGAAGTATCTTGTAATGAAAGGAATTTTTTTGCTTCTCTATTTTGAGCAAAAATATTATCTAACAGGCCTTGAGAAACATTTGCTTGTTCAGAAACTTTAGATTTTATTACATCATAAACTTGAAGTTCTGCTTGAGATCTAGATATTAATGCGGTCTTGCCAGTCTTGTCCGCATCAGCTTTCTTTTGGCTAAGAGCAATTGCTTCTTCTACAGCTTTATTGGCTGCCTCCATAGATGTTGTTAAAGCCATTCCCTGAGCGGCTGCGCTTTCATTTTTAACCGTATCATTAAATACTTGATAGGCTTCTATTGCTGCTGTTATTCCGTCTTGTATTTTATTAAATCCAATATTACCTACTGTTGAAGCTCCCGCCAATTCAGCTTTGTTAGACAAGGCAAATGCTGCATATATTTTTTTAGCAGCGTCATCTGCAGAAGATCCAGCTGCAATCATTTGGGCCTTTAGTCTTTCTGCATAATCTTTTAGATCTGTTTCTTTCATTCTATTAATTGCTTGAATAGACTCGCCCATGCTGCTTTTAACTTCTTCTTTTAATTTTTTGTATTCTTCAATAGTCATCTTAATTGGAATTCCAGCAGAGTTCATGCTATCGTAAAGCATTTTATTTCTTTCAATAGTTGCATTTATTGTATCGGTAGAATTTTTAATAGCCGAATTGTAATCTGTTACTTTTAGTCCAGCTTTTTCTGCAGCTTCAGCGGTAAGGCCAAATGTAGATACATTTAGTTTAACGCCTTCTTGATAATTTTTAAATGCTGAGTATCCAGCTGCTAAGACAGTTGTTACTCCAGCTACTACAAGATTTGTTTTAGTTAGTCCTCCTATAAGAGTAGTAAGAACTCCAGACACTCTAGATCCTTGTGCCGCTGAGTTAGCTAAGGATAATGAAAATTTATTATTTGCTAAGGTTGATTTGCCTACCCTGTTTGCATATTTATCATAAGCCTCATCAGAGCCTGGAGCCGTTTTAGTTCTAGCTGACCCCATGCCTCCCATAAGCATTGAAGGAATCATTGATCCAATCATTCCGCCAGTGAAACCTCCACCAGCGCCACCAACTTGAGTTCCTATTGATTGCCCACCCATGTATCCAAGCATTGGAAGTAACATTTGTGCAATCATTCCACCACGGTTATATCCTTGAACCATTCCGCCCATATTGTATTTTCCATTTTGTGGTGGGATTGGAAGTGCTGGTGGCATTGAAACCATTCCTCCAGCATTCATTTCAATATATCCGCCAGCATTTCTTCTTCTTATGGCTTTACTTGCAAACTCAAGAGCTCTGCCGCCAAAAGTAGGAACTCCTCTTCCAGCTCTTATAGCAGAAACCGCAGATGTAACTCTAGATTCATTCCTTCTAAATATTCTGTTTGTACTTGCCCCACGACCACTTGCTATATCTCCAGCAGATCTTTCTCTTGCAACACGTACCTCTTGAGGTTCACTTAATGCATTAAATGCTCTTCTTATAGAATTACCATATCTTTGTGAAACAGAACCAACTGATCTTCCAAGTATAGAAGACCTTGCTTGCCCAGAAGCATTCTTTCCAGAAATTTCATCTGATAAAAATATTTTTCCTCTACTTTTTTGCAAATTTAAATCCTCAACCATTTGTCTATCTAAATCTGCAGCAAACTCTATCCTGCTTCTTCCTCTAATTCCTAGATCATCCATGAGTGGTCCATATGCAATTAAAGGATCATGTCTTACGGAATTTTTGCTAGAAGGATCGTATAACCCTTTCCCAGAAACAGAAACTGGTTCTCCACTTAAATAACTTATAGCTGCATCTATTGGCAACGTACCTCTTGCAGTTCCTTGATTAAAAAATTTATGATAGGCAGCAAGTAGGCCGCTCTTAACAGAAGTTCTTGGATCTGAAGCTTGTTGTTGTGTTATTCCATAATCAGACATTAATTGACTATGAAGATCTGGTCTGCTTGAAGATCTAAATCCTTCATCTAAATGAGACATCTGTCTTCCCTCAAGCATTGATCTTACGGAACTTCTAATTTCTTTTCTAGAACCAGTATTATACCCAGGCCCATTTGATCCTCTATTATTATTTAATGCTGTGAGTAATGGCAAATTGGCTGCCGTTGCTTCTCTATTAACAACAAACTCTCCTGGAGTTAATAGGGCTGGAACAACATCTGCATTTACATTTGGTCCTGGGACTACGTTTCCACCGCTATTCATCTTAGGAATTGTTGTCTCTGTTGAGTATCCTGCTCCGTAAGTTTTTACGCCTAGTACTCTTGCAATTCTATCAATTATTCCAGATCCAGGTCTTCCTGACCTAAATATTTCTTTCATATTGGCCTTGCCCTTAGGGCTAACAATAGGCTGATTAATTAAAGGAACTTGAGTTAAATTAGCTGTTCTTCCTAAACTTGTTGCAAGTTGGGTTGTTGCCTGTCCCATCATGGCTTCTAGTTGTGCATTTATTGCAATAATTTTTGCACGAGCTGCTTCCATTGTAATTTTTCCTGCTTGAAGTTGTTGAACTATGGCAGCCGATTGTCTTGCTGCATTAGTAGTTAACTTAGTCATCTCTGGAACAAGTGCAGCAAAGGTAGTGTTTATTTCTGTGCTAAAAGACCCAGTTGTTTTAATTTGATGTTTTAATTCTGTAGTTTCTCTTTTTGAAAGCATGGATAGAGTTCCCATAAGAGCATGATGCTTTGCAGCTTCTCCCGCAACTATTCCTGTTGAAACACCTCTAGAAGTTGTTAAGCCTTCAATGCTTGGTAAATCTCCATCTGCAAATATTTGTGGAACAGCACCAATTTTTCTATTTACAGGTATTGGTTGTGGAGTAAAAGAGTGGATTGTTTGATTAACTCTAGCATTTGCATCCATAATAGAAACTGGATTATGGTGTCCCGCAGCTCTTGTTCCCATTTTTCCAGCAAGTGGATTGTTAGGATCTACAACTCTTTGACCACCAATAATAACATTTCCTGCTGCTGTAGATATTGCTGGATTAACTGAAATGGCTGCTGAGTTTGCTCTCTGTTGCAGAAGAGTAAATTCTGCTGATAAGGCAGCAATTGATTGCTTTAATACTGCGGCTGCTTTAGCGTCACTGTAGAATGTTTTCTCTACTAAATCTCCCGCTCTTTGGGCAGCTAAAATTTCTGGGGTTAGAAGTTTAAATCCTTCTCCACCTTTAAACAGAGCTCTCATATGAGAGACGCCCTTTATTATATATCCAAAGAAGTTTGCAAGTACACCAGTTAACATAATTAAAGGTCCTGCTACGGCTGTAAACATTCCCAATATTCCAAGTACTTTCTTTATTGGATCTGGAAGTCTATTAACAAATTTTATAATGCCATCAACAAAGTTAATAAGGTGTGTATTAATAGTTAAGAATTGATCTCCCACTGCCGCTAAATCAGCTTTAAGTCCTTCTAACGCTCTACGATATCTACCAGAAGCAGACTCTGTTACCTGAGATAATTCTCGTCCTGCCAAATTAGCTAAGTCTTGGCTACTTGCTTTCATTAAATCTAATACCTGAAGAGTTTGGCTTCCCTGTCTTCCAAGGTTCTCAAACAAAGCGTTCATACGAGCAAACTGGAACTTACCAAATAATTGCTCTAGCGCCTGTTGTTTCTGTAATGGGTTTAAAGTATCTAGGGCTGATTGTAGTTCTAATATTGTTGCTGTGGTATTACCAGCATTTTGATTTACAATATTTTCTAAAGATATTCCAAATGACAAGAACTTATCTTTAGCAACATTTGTCGGGTTGATTAGAGAGGCTAGTGCTGACTTTAGAGCGTTTGCTCCTTCTGAAGCATTGACTCCGCCTTCTCTCATTGCTGTTAAATATAAAGCTAAGTCTTGAACAGTTCCTCCAAGGCCCTTGATAATAGGACCTGCTTTTGGAATTGCTTCTACTAAGTCATTAAGAGTAGTTGATGTCTGGTTTTCAACTGCGTTCAAGAAGTTGATTGTTTCAGTTAGCTCTTCTGTATTTTGTTTAAACGCTGATTGAATTGCTAATGTTGCTTTCATTGCTTCTTGACGATCTACTTCACCAAGTACTGCAAGTCTAGTTGTTTCTTGAACTGACTTTAATAATTCGTTTCCTGTCTTACCTGTTGCCGCAATATCTGCCGCCAAGCCAATTGTTTCATTAAATCCAGCTCCCATAGATTTAGAAATTTGTCTTGCAGTTTCTACAACGTCTTTTCTTACTTTTAATAACTCAGAAGTTGATGTCTGACTTATTCCGCCATAAACTTTTGTTAAACGAACTAGCTGCTCGTCTGCAGATCTAAACGCATCGGCTGAGGCTTTTCCAAATGCTACTATTGGAACTGTTAATCCTATAGTTAGCTGCCTACCTGCCCACTGTGTATTCTTACCAAAGTTAATTAAAGAGTTTGCGCCCTCTTGAACCATCTTGTTCATGATCATTAACTCTTGTCTTGCAATTGCTGTCTTATTTTTTACTACGTCTAATCCTCTTGGAATATGTACGTTGTACTGCATTAAACCTTCGGCGTTTCTTCCTAATGGTTGCAGAATAGAATTCTGTAATTGAACTTGTTGTTTTGCTAGGTCTCTGACTAATCCGCCATTAGTTTTTGCATGAGAGGCATATGTTCTGAAGAACTGGCCCAACTTCATTTGGCCCTTGTCTAACTGTTGTCCAAACTTATCTACGTCTGATGTTAGGCTAACGAAGTGTGTTGAGAACTGGCCAGTACTTCTTATTGTGTCGGCAAATGACCTATTCATCACCGCAACTTGAGCGGCTAAAGTCTTATTGGTGGCTTGTAATTTATCTTGTAATTTAGTTAATGCTGATGAAACCTTATTGAGATCTACAATAAGATTTGAAAAATCAGAAGTAGCGACTATATTCGTTACTATTTGTTCATCAGCCATTTAACTATTTTACTCCTTAGAGTATCCTAATCCTTCTCCGATACCAAACCCAGCACTTGCTGCGTAAGGTCCTTGTAATGAAACAACATCGTTTTCTGATGCTGATATTCCAAGAGCTCTTCTTTTTATATCTTCGAAGGTGGGACCCTCTTCCTGTACTTCTTCATTTAAGTTTACGCCTTGAAGAGAAGCTAAGAATTTTCTTTTTTCTTCTTCTGTTTTCTGCATAGACTTAAAAGTTTGAATTAACTCTGGCATCGAAATATTTTCTTCTAGTTCTTGGTAATTTTTCCAATTACCCAAAAGAAATACTTCGCCCTCCAAGGCGGCTAGATCGAGTTCTGACCAGCTAGAACTGCTGCCGCTCCCAGGTTTGGGTCGTCAAGTTTAATTCCGCCGCACACCTCAAGGATTCTGTTGATGGTTGGCATGTCTAATGCTCCTTCAAGTTTGTCCATATCAGCTGCTAGCTCTGGTAGTTGTGATTCAATCGCAACTGCACAGGCTTCCATTAAAATTGTTAGTGTTTCATCTTCTGTTTTTGAGGATGAAGTTTTTGCAATAACTGTCATAAATTTTCTAAGCGCTTTAATTGTTAAAGGCTTTAGATTAACCTTGTCACCGCTTTGTAGGGTGATTTCTTCTACGTTATATACTGTTGTAGCCAATTTATCCTCCTTGGATAGTCTTAATTATTATAGCAACCTTAATTTTCTAACACAAGCAGAAAGCCCCCATTTCTGGGGGCCCTGGTAATAATTTAATTAAATTATTATGCTGTTACTGTTAGTACACGGTCAATAATCTTGCCGTACTCTGATCCAACGTAGCTTGAGCTACCTGATGGAAGAAGACGGAAGGTTACTGGAAATGTGGTTGCTGCGCTTCGTGCTAGAGAGAAAGCTGATTGCTGAACAGACAAAACTCGACGTGCGTAATATACACGCTCTGTTGATGTATTTGTTGCTGTTGTTGGAGATTGTCCAACTGCGATTAATTGACGCTCTGTTGGGGCTGCACCAAGTGCACCTGCCTCAAGACCTAGGCTCTTTGTTGCTGTTACGCC